ACGGCAAGTCCGCCTTTTAGATTGGGATAAAAGCTTGTCAAGAAAAAATATTGGAATGTTCTGACATTTTGGTATATTATACCACAAGGGCGGGGTGTTGTCAATGCAAAAAAATACCCTGCCCAAACAATGGACAGGGTATAATTTTTGCGAAAGTTTAGGTTATGGAGCGATTCCTGTTTCTAATCTAAAGCTACTACTTTGAATATAGGCTTGTCTGTCACTGCCACCGCTAGTAGCAGTTACTGTTTTTGCAGAAATTCTAGCGTTACCAACATACAGTTGACCCGGATTTGCTGGACCTGTATAATAAGCACTTGTAGCACCTACTAACATTTGAACGTTTTCTCCAGCACCGCCGTAACCATAAGAAGGAGCAAAACCCCCACTAGCTGTGCCGTTTGGAACATAGAAAACACCGTAACCACCTGCATTTAGCTGTACATTTAGATAAGTAGTAGCAGTTATTGGTCCGTTAAAGTTAATAATGGCTTCAACGACTTCTCCTGGATAAAATGTTCCAGTAGTAACCGTTACAGACGTTACTAATGGAGCGCTTGCTGCTGGCGGTGTATATCCACAATAAGCAGAGTTATATTCAATAACTTGATTATAACTACCGCCACTACCATTAGCGTAAGTTCCAGTCCTTGTATAGTTTCCATCGCATGCTTGACTTAACAAAGTTCCTGCAGCAGGATAAGAGATACTAGTGTCTATAATCTGGACATATACTGAAGCTTGGCCGTTATCCAGTGTAAAAGTAAAATACTCCCTGCCTTCAGTAGTAGTATCTGCAGTTACAGTGTATGTTATTACACTACCATTACTGACAGTTCCGCTTAATGGCGCACCATTAAGATCTGCTGAAGTGACATTTGCAAGTTGATAACCAAAATTACCTGGTCGATTAGTACTAAAACTAATTGTAAAGCTACTACCTTCATTAACCTCACCAAAATGACCAACAGAAGCTGTTAATGTATATGTTGGTGTTGTATATCCGCAAGTAGGGCTGTTATGAGTACCTTCAGTATATGTACCACCACTTCCGTTAGCATATACTTTATTTAATGTATACGGTTCTGTACCATATGCTGCACAATACTCACTTATAAAAGTTCCTGCAGCAGGGTAACTAGTCTGACTAGTATCACTTACAGTTGTTTGTCCTACGTATCCTATTAAGTTGTTATAACCAGAATCTGAGTAAAAGAATATCCAAACAGTTTCTTCGCCTTCTGTGGTAGCGTCATTTCTTAGCTGCCTGAAAAAACTACCGCTGTTGTTATTTATTGTTACAAAACCTTGATTAGTAAATGATGTAAAGTCATTGGCATCTGTCTCACCATAATTAATCCAATATATACGAGTACCATCTGCAACATTAGTAGTTGTAATAGTATAGTTAATAACTTCGCCTTCATTTCTTAAGCTTTGATCCCTATAAAATGAATAAGTTGGTGCTGGAGAGGTAACAGTCCAGGTTGGGGTTTGGCGAGTATGACCAGTGTCTATAAAATAAACATAGATTGTATAGTTTCCAGGATTAAAACCTGATCCTGCATTACCAGGAGGACTACTTGCATTACCATTAGCATCTAAGTAATAAACTGGGCTATCATAGCTAGTATTATTAACACTAAATCTATAGCTTCCATTTGGTGTGCCTCCGGTAATACTAAAGGTAACACCGTTTGGAGAAACTACAGAAAGTGGAGTAACTGATACTACTTCATTATATACTGTTGTACTAGTGTCATTAAAATTAACGTATGCTATAGCTTGGCCATTGTTCAATGAAAAGGTAAAATACTCTGTGCCTTCAGTAGTAGCGTCTGCGGTAACAGTGTATGTTATTACACTACCATTGCTAACGGTTCCAGTTAAACTAGCTCCGTTAATATCTGCTGAACTAACCCCTCCCGTAATAGTATAACCAAAACTACCTGCTTGATTGGTACTAAAACTAATTGTAAAATTAGTACCTTCATTAGCAGTACTAACAGAAGCTGTTAATACATAGGTTGCTGCTGCCACTACGGACCAAGAAGCTTGACGAGTATTTTGTGTAGAGTCGAATTTTACATACACTGTATGTGATCCAACAACTTCACCAGGTCCTGCATTAGGATTATAGTAACTACCATTTGCGTCTAATGTTGCACTTCCTGAGTAACTAAGGTTATCTAAACCGTAACGAAAAACAGTATTAGGAGTGCCTCCAGTAATTGAAAGTGTCGTTGCGTTAGGGTATGTTACCATTGAAGGACTAATAGTTAATACTTCGTTTTGAGATATTACACTAGTGTCATTAATAGTTACTGTAGTTGCAGAATTTGCTAAAGGAACTATTGTGCCGCCTGGTCCATAGGTAAATAAACTCATACCTGCTGTTTCAGGCCCCTCATAAGCAGCCGCATCTGCTTTAACTACACGTGTTATTGTTGCTGTATTATTAATAATATTAATAGTACTATAACTAAGATTGTCGTTATAATCAGCAGCTGTATTAGTTCCTGTTTGTTGCCAATATATTGTTGTTCCGTCTACAACATTCTCACTTGTAATTGTCCAGATAAGAGTACCACCCTCATTTATACTTGTAACATTTGGAGCAACACTATAAGTAACTATAGGCACATCTCGTATAAAAAATCCAGTAGAACCATTAATTGACCCAGTATATCCACCTATGGGTCGTAGATATAGTTGTCCGTATTCTGGCTGTTCTGTAACACCATCGTTATTAAGTATAAACTCTATAGCAAGCTGTAAATTGCTGGATTTAAGTCCAGACGTTGGAAAGCTAAATGTTCCTTGAGTACTAGGAGTAAAATTAGTATACTGAGCACCTCCGCTAATATTAGTTTCTGGATCATAGTACCTCATACTAGAAATGTCGGCTAGGCTGATTTCACCATAAGAAGTTCCTAGATCTACCCCTTCCCAGTTCCAATGTACTGGATGAGCATAATCTAAACTAGAAGTAATTGTAATACGTAGTATTTCATTTTCATTAGTAAATTGATTACTAACACTTAGACTATATACTTCTGGGGGCTTGGAAGTATCATTAATAAATACTGTTCCAGGATAAGTGTGTACTCTTGTATTTAATGGATAATCTAATGCTACTGTAAAGTTTTCTGTACCTTCGCGCAGTAAGTCAGCTACAGGAGTCATTCTAAATACTGCTGCACCACCACTACCTAATGCAACTCCGTTATAGCTACCGCCTGAGTACCAAGGGCTTAAGTCAAGATCTGCAAATCCTGCTGTATTTGCTATAATTCTTGGGTATACCACAGTACCGGCAGGAAGGTTTGTAGCAGTTATAACCCATGCGTACTCTGTGCCCTCATCTAAGTAAACAACACCAGTAGTATTACCACTTGGATTAAACATATTAAATACTGGTATTGGGGTAGTTGAGTTGTCTATGATATCAAAATTTAAGTAAACCGAAGGCATATCAGTTAATCTTATTCTAGCATTTTCTGTACCTTCTGTTTTTAGATCTCTTTTTAGTATTATTGCTCCGGTGTCTTGTCCGTTAAAACCATCTATTTGAGCATTTCCAACAGGTAAAGCTTCAATAATGAAGTCACCACTATTTCCTTGAGTAAAATCGTCTGCATCTGTTGAAAGATTTAAAATACTCCAAGGAATATATGTGCCTGTTGCAACATTTTTTGTTTTTAGTTGAAATACTACTGCTCGATTATTGCCATTAGTATCTTCATTAAATCCAGGCACTCCTGCTGTAGTTGTATCTGGTGCGGTTATAAATGATAGGCTATATGCTTTATCTTCTGTCAAAGAAACAGAAGCGCTAGATAGTCCATTATTCAAAGATAAAGTTAAAGTTTCAGTGCCTTCTGTTACGTAGTCTTCACTAATAGTTAATTTAATAGTACCAATATTATTAGTTACTGTAAAAAATCCAGTTAAAGATTTCGGAAGTATTAATTCGTCATTACGTGTAACAAATTGAATGTCGTCAAGAGTAATATTAGTACCTGCAATAGTATACCCAATTTGAGACCCATTCTCAACTCGTGAAGTAGTTAGTGTAAAAATTACTTGGTAAGGAGGAGTATCACTATTACCTTCAAGTACAGCTGTTTTATTTACAGTAACGCTAAAAGTAGAAGGAAATTGGCTGGCGGTATATCCTCGTTCAAGAGGAGTCGTGTCTACTGCTATAATACTCATATTATACACTTGACCTAGCCAACTACTGTAGGAGTTGGCGCCATAATTCCACCAAGTATTTGGAGCTACTCCTGGAATTGTATTTCCCCATCCTAAAGCCTGAGTAGATTGCGTTGTCACTTTAATAGTTCTAGTACGTAGTGTGCTAACGCTTCCAGTATCTGTACCACTGTCTACTCTTTGTACCATTGTTCTGTGAACATCAACAGCACCAAGAGTTCCATACTCATTAGATTGATACTCTCTATAGAAATATTGAGAAGATGCAGGTATTACAAAAGCAGTATTACTTGGAGGATTAGACGTATTTATAGGAAATGTTACAATAGTTGCTCCGTTGTAATCAGGTCCCGCGGTGTATGGGGGTGCTGGAATACGCCAGTCTTGAAAAGAATAATCCTTAAATTGAATGTGTATTTTTCCAGAATCATACATACATTTAGCAGTACTGTCAAATACTTGCAGACCATATCCAGTGCTAAGTATGTTATTAGATACTTCTTTATTTGAAAAAAAGTATACTTTTGGCACAGCTGCTTGTAGCTGTGCACTAGTTAAATTGAAACGATTAGGAACTATTGCAAATATTGAAACATAATAGTCAAAAGTGTATGGGTAAGGAAAGCTATCTATTTTAGGATTATTCAATAAATGTATAGGGCCTGCGCCTGCAGTTGCTTGACCGCCCTGACCTAAACCTGCATCTTGTGTAAAATACCAGATGCCTGTATCATTACTTCGAGGAAGAGTATAAGCAAAAAAACAATCACTAATATTTGGAGCTATATATCGTAATTCATATACTGTCCACTTATCTTCAGTATAATAGGGGTTAGTTACATAGCTACTTGGTTGATACGCTGCTGTAGGGTTAAAAGATCCAAATTCATAAGCATTATAAGTAACGTCTATGTTTTTGTAGTTTTGTCCAAAAAAATTGCTGGTACCAGCAATTGATCCTGTAAAATACCAGGGCTTAACATTAGAATCATCAATAATTAAGTCACCGTTATTATTAGTAAATTTGAAGCCGTAAGTCATCGTGCTAGTACCATTAAAATTGTTCCACGTCTAACATTACTTACGGGTACATTTGGTTTAGTTTCATTGTATTTTATTTGCGGATAACCACTAGTACCGTTATCTACAGCCTCGTGCCAATGATCACCAGAATACAAAGTAACCAATCTTAGTCTTCGTCCTTGTAAGTTTGCTTTACCGCCTACACCATTATAAGTAATATATCTGTCTAGTCCACTACCTGTTATAAATAATGTTAAAAACTCAACAAAAATTCCTGCCTCACTAGTTGAATCATAGTAAGTATTGCCTATAGCATCATTAATTTGCATACCGTACATAAATATTCCTTAAGATAAGTCACCAATGATAACTCGTGGCTTACCGCTGCCACTGTTATCCCAGACTTCGATTTTATTATTATATAAACGTATTCTATTGCTATTAATTACATTAGGGTTTCCTATAGATAACTTTGTTGCATCAATAGTACCTGTTACTAATTTTTCGCTAGTAATAGTATTTTCAACAATTAAGCTACCTGGTATATAAGTAGTCATTAATGCCCAGGTCTTAGGGGAAACACTAGTCAATTGATAAACTTTAGCACCATTGTAGTTGTTATAACTAACAGTTGCAAGATCGCCGCGTACTGGGCTTCTGCCAATTACTGCAGTTACTTCTTCATCTGTAGGCGCTACGTCTGAATTTGCGGCACGTTGAATTATATAACTTGCCGCACCTGGTCCTCCGGTAGTACCTAGTGTGCCATTGAAAGAAATTGCTCTAATAGGATAAGTGGTGCTCGCCCAATTAAGTGGACTTGTTAGAGTTGTACCAGCAACAGAAAGCGGAATAGTTATTGACCACAGAGTAGCTCCAGGAGTGCTATTTATAGGAACAGTTGTTTCCCAGCCACCGTCTACTGTAAAGTCGGGATTACCCCACGTATAAGTACCTGCAGTTGGGCGGGCAGGAGGGCTAGAGCCGGTAGTCCATTGGTAAATAGCTGGGAAAGCAGACATTTTACCTGCAACGCCTGCCTCACCTTTTGCCCCATTATACAATATAGGCAGTGTAATAGTTTTAGTTAAATTAGTTACTAAGTTACCTGCACTAACAGTTAGTGTAACTATTACATTAATTGCAGTTTCATCAGGAGTTACTGTAATACTTGAACCGCTACCGCTACTAGGAGTGCCGCCTGTAACTACCCAAGCGTATTGAGGTGAAGTTATATTTTGTGTTACTGCTGTTAAAGTAGCGTTTAGTGGTGTAAAAACAAGAGATGCATTTTGTACAAAACTAGTGTATCCTGAAATATCAATAACTTGTGCAGTAGCAGATATTGGTGTAGTAGTTAACTGACTAGAGACAGTAAATACTTCTTCTTCAATATCACTAATAAAAGCATATTTAACATAGTAAGGTGTGCCTGGCACAAAAGGAATAGGCGTACCTCCACCATTAGGTAACCCAGTTATAGTAATAGAAAAACTTAATCCCTCAAATACTAGATTAGCATTTGAGGGAGTAAAGCCTACTCCCGAAGGTCCTGCTACTGCAGAACACCATACTTTTACTTTAATTAAATCATCTCTAACATCGTCTGTTCTAATTGTGTCGTATGGAGTATCTAGTTTTAATATTAACGAGTTTACGCCTGGAAATAAAGTTCCTGCCATATCTATTCCTTAAACAATTGTTTTAATTTTAATTAAAGCATAAGAACTTGCAGCACTGTAGTTACCAGTTTTATCTAATATTCTACATTCTACCTTATAGTCAATACCGCCTTCCGAAATACGAGGTATTGCTACCTTTTCTAGATCTAGAAAGCCCTGCCCTTGAGTTTGTACTTCTGGTATAATTGGTGTAGTATCCCACAAATCTGTGATAGTTGTACTTTTATATAATCTATATGCATAGGCTTTAAAATCCTTTTGCTGATCTACAATAGTTGGAGTTGCTACAATATAAGTTTGTTGTAAATCTATTGCAAGTGTTGGTGAGGCTGCAAAATTAATAGTTTTACCATTATTTGTAAACCAATACGTATCAGACCAAGGCCCAACAATAGTTCCAGAATTGTTAGTATATCTAGCTCTAACTTTGTAAAGAAGACCTGTTGTAAGTTGCTGTACTCTAATACTTGAAGAATCTTTAGTACCGTAGTACGATGCAGAAGCTGTATCAAATAATCCATTGCCAGGAATTACTTGCAGTTGCACTCTTTCAGCACTTACACTAAGGTTAGCAGAATTAGTATAACTAATAATAGCAGTATTTGTAAATGTGCCGTTAGCAATTGTATCACTAATGGCACTATCACTATTTACAGAAACAATAGTAGGAGCTTCGTTAATTATTGCACTCTTTAGATAATTACCAATAGTTGTAATATTTGAGTTATAAGATAAGTAACCAGATAAATCTGCTGTGTATATTGACGGAGAATAGTCTGCTAACATAAGTCTAGCACTAATATTGCTATTGGCTTCTATACTTAATACTATAAGCTCTTGTGATTCTTTGCTAACTTCTCCTAACATAAACAAGTCGTCAGGATTTACGCCGTCACCAGCTGCTAGTACTGCAGATAGTGTAATACTAGCATAATATCCTGTTGTAGTTATAGGTGCTAAAGTTTTTAATACACTAGCACCTGTATTAGTTCTAACTCTAATATTGTACGTTTTTCCAGCTTCTAAGTAAATTTCTTCGGTTAAAGCTATAACCGCGTTGCCTACTGTGCAAGTTTTAATTCTGCCACTGCCTGCTCCCCATAAGGGAACATCATGCGTAACACGTACTAAGTCTCCGCGATTACAAACTAAGTATTCAAAATCTACATTTAATGAAAACATTTCTGGACGCAATTTTAACTGCGCCATATGCCACTGAGCAATATGTTTTGCTTGAGCAAAATTAGTTACACCAGGTAAATTAAGTTCTTCAAATAACTCTGCATTACTCTCGGTTTTACCAAGATTAAATACTCTGTATTCATTTGCTTGATATCCTTTTTCTTCATCAGCAATAGTAATACGAAATGCGTCAGGTATGCGTGGAAGTATTTTTGTAGCTTCAAACCCCCAGCTATTGTGTGGAGTAAAATGCTGAACTACTCCAGTACGTGGTTTATCAACTACTACTGTCCATTTACCATCTATGTAGTTAGGACTTGCTTTACCCGCTGAGCATATGTCTTTTAGTACATCCATAACACTAGTAATATTAGTTAGTACTGCATTATAAGTAAGCCAAGGTTTGGTAATGTCTCTAGTCCATTTACCGTTTGCATAGGTCATAGGCTCACAAAACTTATACCAATCAGCTAATGCATTTAAATCTACATAATTTGCGGCATCTATAATATTGTTTGCTACTCTGTAAGCATTAGCAGGGTGCATTAGTACATAAAGGAATAGTGCTGCAGGATTGTTAGTAACATCTACAGTTTTCCAATCGTTTGTTATTCTATTTAGTACATTAGACTTAGTTTGTACTAAAGCATTAACCCCTTCTAAACTACCATTTATTTTATTAGTGCTTTGGACTTTAATAAAAGTTCTGGCTAAGTGACAATTTGGCGGATTTTTTACAACACGAATAGGTACTAGTTGATTATTAGAGTTTAATGTTTGTTTATTATATCCTGTTACTGCGTAAAGAATTGCTTTACTATAGTACCTATGATCTTTATCTTCTTGTTTTTCTGTTTCATCATTGTTTGTTCTAATTACTTGAATAGAGTACTTTGCTCGTGGTAATCCATGCATTTTATAAACATAGTTAAATGCGTCTTTTCGTTGTGAAAAGAATCCACCTTTGCCAAATATTAGTTCATTACCCATAGAACCTGCAATGTTTAATCCAGCATTTTTAGCGTATGTAATAGTTAAAGCTACTGCAGCTGCACCGCTTCCAGAATTTAAACCTTTCATTCTTACTGCATGCACACTATTAGCTTCGGCATAAAACCAAGTTACTCCTACATTTGCCCAGGCATCTTTACCTTGAATAGTAATTAATTTCGCCCCATCAATGCTTACAGAACCTTCGTCATCAGCAGCAGCTGTTATTTCGTAGTACCCTGCTTCCGGGAAAGTTACTTGAGCAGTTTTGTCAAACTCAACAAGGCCTACTGCTGCTGCGCCTGTGCCTGTGTACTGCCATACTCCGTTATTTGTTAAAAATTGATTCCATCTATTATAGCCGCCCAATGGACCGCCAACACCTGGAAATTGATTAGCATTAAATATAGGTTGTGGTGTACCTGCAGCGACTGCAGTTTCTACAACTCGTCCTGCGGCTATAACAATATCATAATCAGTTGTACCAATCTGATTACCACTATCAGGATCTATAATAGGCACGCCAGCTGAATTACGCTGTACTGCTCTGGTAACAGAAGTAAGTCCTAGGCCTTCTATAGTTCTGGTACCAGAACTAGCTAGGTGCGATACTGTAGAAGCTTCTAAATAATTTGAGCCAAAGAAACATAAAGTATGTAATTTAATATAACCATTAGGAATATTGGGTAGCCTTAATATATTCTTTCCGTCAGTACCTACAAAAGCCGCGTACGACCCTTGTGTAGTTAAACTCTTTAGATAATTAGAGGGATCTGCATATTGATTATCAGTAGCGGCTCCGCTAAATACTGCTATGCCGCCGCCTGATGACATAGCAATTACATACCATTTGTAAAGATTTTCTAATTCATTAGTGCCTGGGTTAGTGTATGTAGGTGCAGAACCAATTGTAGTTTTAAAACCTGTGTCACTAGGTGTTGCTGATGCATAGTTGCCTAGATGATAGGAAGGTAATGTTGCAAAACCTGATTGACCAAGAGTGTCATTACGTAAACTAACTTGAATTGAACAAGTAGCATCGGTTATAGTTCCGTCAGTATTTTTAATTTTGCGCATACCTTCTGGAAAATTAAATGCTACATCGATATCTTCAGCAAACTCTTCTAAACTAACAACTGTAGGAGGATTTCCATCTACTGGATTGTTAACTAACTCAATTTGAGGAAATTTTTGCTCTATATCAGTTGGAAATAATTTGTCAAAAGCATCTAGCTTACCACTTGTAGTTTCCTGAGGTACTCCTAACAAAGTCTCTGGTACTGGGTGATCAAGTCCAACACCAGCTTGAGTAGTGTAAAAAAGTTCATTTAAAGTTTTTGCACCTACACGAATATCATCAACTGCTAGCGGCCCAAATCCCCATACAAGGGATAAGTGTAATAAGCTAGTATCTGTTAATGTTTCTACATAAGGCACTGCTCCAAGCATTGCAGTGGTACGCATTTTGCCGAGCACAACAGGAATAGCGCCAAAACGATTAGCTTGATTTGCAGCACCGCTAAACGCATTTACAGGTGCGGAACTTCCTGGATCTTTTCCATTTAATGGGCGAATAGGAAAGGCAGCATTAATAAGTGCCATACCTGCCATATTAATAGCCATAGTACCGACTAGCTTTCCAGTTGCAGTTGTAGCACCGGCTTCTGCGTACATTGCTGATGCTACCGGCGCTTCTGCTGTCATGCCCATGGCCGCACCAACGTCAGCCCCATAGTTCAAAGCTACATATAATACAATAATGGTAGCTATTAAACGCATAGTGCTCTTACCCTCTGGCACTACGTTATATACTACGCTTTGACCTGCTTGTACGCGCACAGTGCTCCACTCGGATTGCGGAATCTTAACGCCGTCTAAAAATAAGATTAATTTTTTAGCAAAGTAGTCACTGATTTTATATGTATTAATTAAATTTTGCGATATATCAGCTAATGTAGATCCAGGTATAGCTAACTCTGTATAATTTGTTTGTTTTAAGGGGTGAGGTTTACCTACCAGCACAGCGCTAGCTTGAGTAGAATATTTATAATAACCCTCAATACGTTTTGCCCATTTTGGGCTATTAACGGACTCTAAAACGCTGTCCATGCCGTCACGGGCATGAATAAACTTATCTTCTCCAACGTAGATACCTACGTGAAAAGGTTCTCCTAATATATTGAATACTATAACTGAGCCGATTTCTGGTGTTTGAACTTGTGACCAATTGTTTTTATATTGATCCATCATCTCAAGAATACGTGTATCATATGCTCCAGCATACTCTTCAGTATAGCTTGGTAAGTCGATATCATACTCTTGTTTATAAAATAAACGCACTAATCCCCAGCAGTCAATTCCGCTTTCATCTCTACCATTACTGGTATAAGGTAATCCAATATACTTATTATAATTCATTAAAATAATCCTGGAAAGTTGGCCGGAGTAAACGTAAAACATGGAAATGGTTCGCGACTAAGGCTTACCATATTTAAATCAAATCTGATTTGATCAGCGTTGTAAGTAACATTAGTTATTTTAAAACCTGAAAAACTAGCTTCAACAGTGTTAGGGCTACTAGCTAGTACTATATCTATTTCTACACTAACGGGGCTTGTTAAATGAGTGCGTATAAGATCAATCGCTTCACGAGTAACAAAGTTTAGTATTAAACTACATTGTCCTGATCCTGCCTCTTCTTCGCCTGGCAAAGCTATTTGCATAGGCAAAAATAGATAGTCTCTACTAATGCCTCCATTAATAGTACTAGTAACGCCATATACTACATCTATGTCTGTTGTTAAAGACTCAATCCTGTTAGTATAGCCATCAGCTAAACGCACAGGAGTTGTAGGATTTGATGGATCAGTAATAGTAACAAGTAAAATTAATGCTTCTGGTGTTTCTGAAGCAAACATTGCTCTAATGGCTGATTGTGATAAACTATTTATTCTGCTCATGGCATCACTTCAAATTTAAGACTGGTAGACCAGTATCCTGGTGCCATATATTGCAAATTAAAAAACTCACCACCACCACCAGGTATAATACGTACTTCTATAGTTGTACCAAGTATTCGTGGATGTGGAAAACTAAAACGATTAACACCAGCAATACCAGGCGTAGTAGTATTTGTAGGAAGATTTTTTATAAAATCTTCTAGTTTCTGAGTCTGTGCGGTAGTCATTAAAAAGTTTAGAGTAAGCTCATTAGGACGCGAGGCCCTGCGTCTTTGTTTCGCAGGGCCAGCATCTGTTTGTGAGCGTATAACATTAATTCCAACCGATTCAGTAAAGCCTTTTTGAGGTACTTGCGGAAGCGATGCTGGCCATGCTACTATTGGCATATATTATCTCCTTGCCAGTAATGGTGCTGTACCATAACTAGTTGTCATTGTTTGCTGAGTATTTGAGCCTACGCGGTTTAATTCGCCTGCTACCATATCCCCAACCATTACTTCGATACGACGATTTCCACGTGAATCCATAGTTTCTTTAGTAGTTGCTTTTTCAGTGCTATAGTTGTTAATAACTACATCTACATTGCTACCGCCACCTCGAACTCCAAGATTACCATTGCTGTCACGCTTTAGGGGCATAATAGCTTCGGGACCTGCTTCGCCCATTAAACCTGTACCTTGTGCAAATTTAAATAGGGTAGGTTGATCAACAACTGAATTAGTAAACATTCCACCTTTGGCGTATGTTTGCAATCCAGTATCGTATACACTACCTTTAGCGGAAGGTACTACAGGTGTTGCAGTAAAAAGTGAGACACCTGCAGTTAGCATACCATTAAGTCCACCCATACCACCGTATAATGCAGACATTTGCGCACGTAATTCAAATCTAATTAAATCCATCAACATTTGATCTACAAGACCTTTAAAGTCCAGTTTACCAGTTCTGGCAAATTCAGCTAAAGCATCGCCCATACTTTGGAAAGCACCATGTACAATGTTAGAATAACTAGTCATTTTACTAGAAAGATTTTCCGTTTGATCAGCTGCAGCCAATTTTTGATCGTAAACAGCTTGAAAAGCCTTGCTTTGTTCGTTTATAACTTTGTTCATTGTTGTCATTGACTCAACCTGAGCAAGATTAGAATAGTTACCGAATTCATCAACGTCTGCATTTTTTTGTGCTAGTTCTCTTTTCTCTTTTTCCTTATTTACATCAGATTGTCCTTGATTAAATTCTCTAAGTGCGCTGGCCCTGTCTAAATCTGCTTTTTCTTTGGCGGCCGCTTCAGGCGTAACTAAATTAAGTGCTTTTCTATAATTTAATTCGTCTTCTGCTTTACCGCTTTGAGCATCTGCTGTGGTTTTCTTAAACCCAGCTAATTTTTGTTCTACCGCGAAGCGGGCTTCTATAAGTTTTAAACTATCTTGTAGTCCCTTGTTATCTTTTTCTTTTTCTTGTCTAGCTATAACTAACTTCAGGTTTGTTTCTGCTGAAGCTATGCTTTTAGCGTCTCCAGGTGAGCCGATCTTAAGAGCCTCTATTTCGTTTTCTACCTTTTTGCGCTCTAATACAAACTTATTTTCTAGCTTTTCGTTTTCAAGTCTTGCTGTTGCTTTTACGTTTTGCTCTGAAGAGAATCCAACTAAACTACTAATTATACCTAATCTAGCTATATCTTGATCAAGTATTGCTTCGTTTAGACTATTTAAAGTTGTAGCTTGCTGTAGCTCTTGCGCTTTAAGTTTGACTCTATTATCTACACCTTTATTGTCTTTTTCTTTTTCTTGTCTTTTTATAACTTCTGCTAGTAGAAGTTCTTGTTTTGTGACTTCAGCTTTACCTTCTTTAGACTTATCCATTTTTGCATTTGTTATTGCTGTTTCGTACCCACGTCTTTCTAGAAGAAACTTACTGTCTAATACTTGCATCTCTAACATTTGCTTTTTAGCAAGATTTTCTGAAGCATTAAGAGTATTAATGCTCATTAAAATATCTTCTCTTGCTATTTCTTGTTGTAGTGTAGCATTACTAGCGTCTGCTATTTGCTTTGCCTTAGCAAGCTCGCCTAGATTTACTTTTTGCTTAGTATCTAAAGAATTTGCTGTTCTTTCACTATTTTTTAATATTAAAGCAGCAAGCTGTGGGCCCAACAAATTCTGAAGTTTATTAGCATAATTTTTTTCGTATTTAATTTGCGGATCATCTACATTTCTTGTATACTGCGGATTATCTGGATCTGTTGATGAAAGATTTTCAAGTTTAATCATGCCAGTCGGGTTGTTGGCTAATGTTTCTCTAAAATTTCGGGTTCCAGCTAGCTTAGCTTCTAGTTCTGCAATTGTTCCAGGAGATTTTTTAGCGTCTTTAGCATCTTGCACAGCCATTCTATCACTAACTTCTTGTAATATTAACTCTAAGTCCATATTACTTCTAATTAACTTCATGGTAGTAGTTATTGCTTCAATTTGAACACCAATTTCTTGGTCTTTTAATTGGCCTGTGCGTGCTGCAGCTTCTGGGCCAGATAGTGACTGCAACGTAGCTTGTGCAATAGTAAGTGCAGCTTTTTGAGAGGCTTGGCCAAGTGCAATATCTATATATTTTGCACCTTCTTTAAAAGAAATCTCAACACCTTTTCCAAATAACTCTGTGGCTTGTTGAAAAACTTTCTTATCTATACCAAGTTGTAAGTTTAGTAATGTGCCTTCAGCTTGTTTAAGACCACGTATTTCTCCACCTAACATATCTCTTTGTTCTTGTGCACTTCCTGTATCTTGCGGTCCAATTCCCCAGAAAGTAGGGTCTTTAGCATGTATAAATTCTTCTGTTTTTGCAGTTATCTGGTCTTGTACAGCTGCTAGGCTTTGTCCATATGCTGTGTAATCTTGTAATGTATTTTTAAATTGTGCGCGTATTGCGACAAATTGCTCAACAAACTCAGGACCAAACTGTGCAATTTTCCTAGGAGTAGTTGCTAAGTCATTAAAAGCAGCATTTATGTCATGAAGACTACCTTTTGTTAAATCATCCATGACTAATGATAAGTCTGTTAAGGCAGCTCCAATTTTAAATAAAGGATTACTATTAGCTGTAGATTGTATAAACTCATCATAGGCTTTTGTAACATTTTCTGTAGCGGTTTTAAAAGATTGAAGTCTGGCACTAGATTCCGCTAGTCTAACAGCAAGAGCTTTATTTGATATTTGGAACTCGTCTTGTGCTTTAGTACTTACTTTAAATCTTGCTGCTACAGTAGTAAGATCTAAACTATTTACACCAATGGCTCTCTTAAAACTTGCTTCTGCTTCATCTCCCATACCCGCTGCACGAAATAGTTGCAACTGTTGCTGTACTGTAGCGGCAAGATTTTTTGCTGACTCAGAATTAGCATCTTTATCAAACAATCCCTTAATATTATTTATTGCACGATCCCAGCCACTATTATCCAACGCTTTTAATAAATCTTTAGTAGTTTGAATTTGTGTTTCAATTGCATCAGTTGTAGTGTTACTTGCATTTGAAAGTGCAAAAAAACCTTGAATTGAGGCTGTAGCTATTCCAGGTTGTTTTGCAAGAGCTGCTAAAGTTCTGGCTGAATTATCAACTGCGTCTGAAGTAGTTTTTATTGCTTTATTAAAAGCGTCTGCTTCTTTTTCTGTTTTTGTAAACCAAGAGTCAAGTAAAGCAAATGCTCCAACTAGAGCACCTATAGCCATACCCCATACTCCAAATGCTGAAACTAGCGAGCCAATTTTTTGTACCACTATACCAGTAAGTCCGGCTGTACGAGTTAAACCTGCTTGAAACGCACTCATGTATGGAGCGGGTTTCATAATTGCATCACCATTCTTTTCGCTACCAATTTGTACCATTAATTGGCCGGCTCTAGCTTTCTTAATTTCGTCATTTAATTTAGTATAAGCTGTTCTGGCTCCATAAACTGCTTGAGTTTCTGCAGCTGTAGATCTAATGCTATCACTTGCTAATTTATTTAATGTACGTTTTTGTATAATATCATTAGCATAGACTGTACTGAGCACACCTGTACCTTTAGCTAAAGCAACAGCTTGCACATTTGTATTAGCAAGTTCGGCACCCGCACGTATTGCTTTTAATTCAGCAATGTGTGCTTTAAGTCTGGTAGCTTCTTCAGAATTTCGTTTAGCTAAATCGTTAGCACGACGCTCTAAAGATTTTATTTCTGCAGCTGTAAGAGCAAATGGATCTTTAGCAGCTAATCCAGCATAGTCTGTTTTGTTAGTTTTACTAAAAGTAGCATTTTTTGAAAGTTCTTGAATTCTACTTTGTGTAGCTGCTGATTTTTTATAAGCTTTTTCAGCAGCTGCACCTGCGGCCGCTGCTCCCATACCTATCTGTTCTTGCTGATCGGCGTACATAGTACTAAAAGTCATGCGACTTGCGTCAGCAGTTTTCTTTAAATTATCTCGATATTGTCCTAAAGCAGGAATAGCACTTTTAATTATTGATGCACCTATTGTTGCTAAAACTCCAAGCAATGCTACAGGATTTTGGGACAATATATTAACTAGGGGTACAAAAGCTTTGTTAGTAATTTCTAGTGCTACAAAACTTAAATCTTTTAAACTAGCTAAAAGTTTATCGTAGGGATTAGCAGGTATATCAATCGAACTAAATTTGTCCATACCTTCTTTTAGCACGGCATTAGCAAATGCTTGACGTCTTTCGAAGTCTGTTAAACTGCCTGTAGCTTTACCTATGCTACGGGCATAATCTTCTGTGGCGGGACCTATTTTTGTAAATAAACCAAGTTCGTCTAGTAACTCAGGCTCTAGTTTTGAAATACCACGAGTCAAACGACTAATAGCGTCAGGCATACCAATACCCAAAGCTTTAGACGCTTTGTTTGCAACGTTGCCTAGCAGCTCCATTTGTTTACCAGACAATCCAGCAGCAGTACCTTTTGTAGTTGCTTCCATTGCTTCGCGCATACTAATTGCGCCGTCGGTAGCATTTCTTAAATTTTGAGCAATAGTACCTAACGCTGTTCCACTAGCAGCACCTAATTGATTCATACCTTGAATCATGTTTGAAGTATCTGCTGCATCACTTAATGCACGAAAAGCTGCTCCAGCTGCAAACACATTGGCAGCATAAGTAGCATATAGACGTACTAATCCATCAAGACCACGAGCTTGGTTTGCAAAGTCTCGTCCTGACGCACCTGTGGCGCCGGCACTACCCCTGGCAATATCGTATTCGTTAGTACCCATTGTGGCTTTTTTCCAACCACTAGTACCTTTTCCACCGCCAAGACCTTTACTCACCTGCTTATCAAATGAGTCAAAGGTACCTCTAGCCTTTTTGAGTTTATTGTCAATCTTCTCAATGGTTCCTAGGTCGTCTAGCTTAACTTGTAAAACTGTTGTATCGTTACTCATGCTTACTCCTGTTCGGATATTATCAAAATTTTTTGATAACTTAACTAGAGATCATTATACCATGTGACCACGCAGTTGTCAAACCAAAAAATTTTTAACGCAAAAAAGCCCGCTAATTTTAATTAGCAGGCTCTTGTGTTTTTTTCTTATTATTGATTTCTTCTGATCTAATATTATCAATTACGCGTATTAGCATAACTATAAATTTTTGCTCAGAAGGATCAACCTCTGTTGCTTCTAAAACATCTTTAATACCTATTAAGGATTTACCTAAGTAGTTTCCGTTCATGAAATCCCACTCATCTCGCAGCATTCTATACGCATTAAACGCTTGCTGCACTTCAAATGGAAAGTCGTCAAATTCAACCGGAATTTCAGACTCTATAGGTTCAGTACCTAATGTTTCACACATTTCAAAATACATGTCTTTAGTCATTGACACGCCCATATTTTGAATGTAGTTAACCAACTGCAGATTTACTTGCTGGAGCTGGTCGTCGAAAAGTTTCCCAAGTCTGTGACCTGTTCGCTAATAAATGCATCAAAGTTACTGGAGTTTTTCATTAAGTAAAGTGCATTTTCTGCGCTATAACCTAAGTCTGCTCCCATGTCTTGTTCTTTTAAGTCGACTGGTGCTAGTTGTTCAAGATAAGTCAGTTTAAAACCGGACCATCCTTTAATAGCATTTTCAACGTAAAGTTGTAGAAATAAATCTTCGTTAAATTCTTCAGAAGCTTGACGATTTTTAAAGCTAGTCTTTGTGGACTTTTTGCGAATTGACAAAAGTGTTTCGCGAGATAAAAATGCCAAATCAATCATAAAACCAGGCATACCAGGATATTCAACCTGTACTGATTTTGAAGGAACTAACAGTGTTTTTAAAGAGAGAGTATTAATAGTCATTTTATAATAAGATTAAAAAGAGAGACTGGAGATCAAACCAGTCTCTATGAAAATACAGTAGCTACTTAAGTTGGTACTGCGTAATATTTAACAGTAAGTTCATTAGCTTGTTCAATGTCGTATGTACTACCGGCAGTGCCAAGAGCAGAACCTTGAGCAGTTAAAGTAATTGCTGTTGAAATAACTTGTTCTGTGGTTAAGGTTGGAATTGATAACATAGTTGTAGGCATAACCAATTCTACTTTATTAGTATCAGCAACACTGCCACCAATAGAAATTAAAGCACTAAACTTGTTTTCAGTACTATTAGCAGTTAGTAAAGCTGATAGTAAAGCTGAAGGAGAACCTGTACCTGTTTTTAAGTAAGCAGTAACATTAGATGTTATAGTGCGCGTACCTGTGAAATACGTACAAGGCACATTTAGTGTACCTAAGTTGGCTGGTGTTAAATATGTTACATTATTAGCAATACTTAAGCTTCCACCTGTTAAGGCTATTGTGTATACAACAGGTGTAGTTGCATTGCTTGTAAGTGTCATAGTTGACAACTTATTAGCTATATAAGGTGCAGTAGTATTTTTTGGTTGATAAACTCCAGCTGCTACTGCAGGATTAACAGTTACGTGAAATGAAGCAGGGGTTGCATCTAATACAATAGTAGCTTCACGTACATTCATACCTTTACCAGCCCAAGCAATACTAGCAATAGCATCAATACCAAAATCAATAGTGGCTGTATCAAGAACACAGTTATCAATAATATAAGCTGAGTTATCAAACTTAATAACTAAACCAAATCGTTGTAATTGGTGCTTGTTAGAACCAGAAAAAGTGGCATAGCTAGCTCTTTTATCTGTAAAAGTTGATGTTGAAGTAGATGTTACCCATCCAGCGCCGTCTGAACTTGAAATAGCCCCCCATAACACAGACTCTTCACAAGCAACTGTGTCGTCGGCGTCGTAGCCAGTAGTGGTTGTTGCACCTTCTAGGTATCTAGGACGCATATAAGTGGAAAAACTCCAATCTGCGGGTTCTAGCGAAGTATTAAAACTTCGTTGTCCGCGAACTGGTGTTGCACCAGCTTCATTTAGTGTAACTGTTTCTTGAGCTGAATTTTGTGAGAATGAAAATCCGTCTTGGACTTGAATCTCAAATGTGTTTGAAGCAAGGAAGTCTGTGTCTTTGACCCTACCATTACTGTCTACATTAGTCGTGAAGAACACTCGACTATTACGAATTAAATTTAATGCCATACTCTTTCCTTTATGATTTTTGGAAATATTTTAAGCATCGTAACTAGATATTTATCTGTTGTTATGCTTGCGTAAATCCGAGAGTTATACAAGTGCGTATCGCACTTGTAAGTTGATTTCACCGACACCATAAGGAGTTAATAGTCCTTCATCGGTGGTTATAGACTGAATTAAAATTTCAGTTGTTGACAGATTTCTAGTAGCATCATAAACTAATACACGATTAGCGTCTACTACGTTTTCGAGATCATTTAATAAATCTTCTAATTGTTGTTGTGTTTCGCTTTCGCTGCGAACGTATGCTTTGACGCTAACATTTAAATACGCCCACGTAAAGTCGCTGGGCATGTATTCGCGGATTTCTGAACCTGCTGTAAGATATACACAAGGAAAATCTTGTACTTCATCCCAGAATTTCAATTTAGGGTAGCTGTTGTCATTTAAGTCGGAAGCAAACGATCCTGTTCCGTCAATTATTTTAAACTTTTCAGCCAGAGCTGTTATAATACTAATTCTTTTTGTCATAAGGCTACTGCCCTTAATCTATTGCCTACCATTTGTTGTGCAATTTGTCTAATTGATGTAGAGATTAGTAATTTAGGCTCTCTACTTTTCGGAGAAGACTGACGACCAACTGGAGGGCCTGAGCTAAATGTTGCGTAGGGGTATTTCATATAACTATAAAATGCAGTTATCATTCCTTGTCTACTTTCACTTAATGTGGCTACTTTAGCAGAACCAGCAAATCTTCCTGTTCTATAGTTTAAAATATCACGGCTGTTACCGTCGCCCATATTATCTCTGATTTGTCCTTCTAATTGTGAATTTATTAAAACTAACAATTGAGGTAAATTAACCTGAGATTGCTCAGGATCAACACTTAACCTTAATGCGGGACCTACAGTAGGAGATTTTTTAGCTTTGACTGTGGCTTTAAGCTTAGACAAGCTACTTTTTATTTTACTGCTAGCTGCTTTTATATCTCTGTCTAATTGTTTGCCTTTGGCAACAGTAGGATTAAAAGATTTTATAGGTACTGGACTAATTTTTGCAATAAAAGGCTTAACTGTTGTTTTACGCAAGGCTGCTAGTTGAACCTCTTTTATATGACTTCTTAGTGACTTAGAGCTTTTTAAGTCTAGTAAGAAGGCTGCAATTTCTTTTTTGTTATCAGGAAAAGTACTATATAAAGATTTTCTAACTTCTTTTATATTTTCTTTATAATTTTTATAAATTTGATTAAGCTTCTTAGCAACTATTTTTGCTTCTTGACCTATATGTCTAACAGCCATTTTATCTTTAGGATCTACTAAATTATCTTGACTACCTATATCTCTTAAAAGTGCTACTAATCCTAAAGCTCTTGACAATGCTCCGGAACCTTGATTAGTATTAACATTGTCTATACCTGCATATTTACTTTTATTTTTCCGCTCATCTTTTCCTTTTAACTGCGCTTCAACAGCTACAAAAATATTGCCTCTATTTTCTGTACCTTTTAATACAGCGGCAGTTAAAGCTTCGTACTCTGGTAATAAACTACTAGAAGCTAAATCTAGCATCTCGTGCAGTTTTATTATTTTTTCAATGAAATTACCATCAATAAATTCACCTGCTTGGTATGTAGTTTTTAATCTTATAAATGCTTGAGATTCTATATGACCTACTTCAAAATTTTTAGAATAATTTTTAAGTTCTTCTGCGCCTAGTCCACAAGCTTTTAAAAACTGTTTCATAACACTAGCTGTGTTTGTGTAAGTGTCTTGATACTTTATTCCGGTGGCTTCTTCTACATTATCCGTAGTACCGGTATTAGAATATAATTCTAAAGTACTTTTATTACGCTTTTTATAATTTTTATTGTACCATGTTATATATGCTTTTAATAAAGGCGTATTATCGTATTTGCCTTTACCTTTAGTAATGCCAGTGTCTGTAATTACTGGCATTTTTAATTTGTAAAATTTCCAATGTCTGCGTAAGCCTTCTTCGGTAACTACTGTTTCATTATGACTTAAAGCCATTGCTCTATTTCTAAAAGTAGAAATACCGCGTCCCTTTTTATCATTCGGATTTACAGTATCCTGTATCATCAATGAAGATGTTACACCCAACATTGCTTTTGCCTTAGATACATCTGCAGGAACAGTTAAACTATTTTGTAAACCATCTGTCCAAGAAGCAAGAGTTTCTGTGGTGCTATTCATCTTTTGTAAAGCAGCTCTAGCTTTCATTACTGTACTAAACTCTGATATACTCATGTAAAATCCGCTACATATTGGTCTAGTATACGCTTGATTGGAGCCGGTAGGTTAGTTGAGCTAACATAATTAATTTGTGTAGTATTAGGATTTAAGTCTCGGCTACTGTGTACCGAACCATTATTTCTAGAGTAGTACTCTATTAAATCTAGTACAGCTAGCTTTAAATCTCCTGGTATAGCATCATAGCCACCAAAATAATTTACTCTGTATCCGTTTATTGCTTCAGGAAATCCTGTTGGATTAATAGAAACTACTGCGTCGCCTCGTGCAACCCAGTCTGTGAATTTTACTAAATTTGTGTATGTTTTGCCATAGTCTTCGCTATAGGCTACTGATAATACACTTACAATGGGAGTTTCTTT